TCCATCATCATTAAGGCCGATAGTGGCCAAGATAGAGAGTTTAACTACTCCACTTAATCTTTATACTTTTCTTTTCTAGGAATAACTTTCGTTTTATCTGAATGCATCTGAGTAGATGCGTGTGAGGGTGTTTCTTTACGAGCTTTGACTTCTGGTTTCTTTTTACCGAATGCAAGTTCCCATCCGTCAGCATAGGCTTTATCGTTTGCGTTCCTTCTTTCAGAACCTTTGCCACCATGCCACTGTTTCATTATCTTCTCTTTCTTATTGGGTTCTGTAGAGCTCGTTTAGCGTTTAACTTCTTCTGTCTCTTTAAATCTTGATTCTTTTGATTCTTAGTATCGTTTGGTTTCTCATGATACTGTCGTTGTCTTATCTCTTGTACTATCTCTGCCTTATCACATGCTCTTTTAAATCTCCTTAATAGACTATCAAACGACTCCGTTTGTTTCGTTTTAGGATTTAATTTTGGTGTTACATTTGGCATATAATATTTCTCTTAAAAAGTGTACAGTCGCCCCAACGCTTACAGCAACCCGCTCTGTACCGATTATCCCGCTTTTGCTGATAACCTTTCCCCTACTTCGATGCCCCCATATCCACGGCCGAAGTTTGTAGTTGCATTCAAAAAACACATAATATATAACAACTACACCCTACAAAGAAATTAGCTGTCAGCTAACTTCTTAAAGTAATCCATCGCATCATCTTCATCGCCTTCGGATGTAGATTCTACTGATGAGATTACAGGTTCTTCTGCTACTGTTTCAGTATTAACTCCAGACCATGGCACTTCTTCCATGTCGTCTGCAATTGATTCAGCAGTAGAATTTGCTACAGCACCTGCAAGACCGAGAACTCTATCGAGTTTCTCTTTAAGTTCTTCATAAGACTTAAACTTACTAGGTGATATAATCTCCGATAGACTCTTTGTAGACATAGCGATATTTTCTAATCTCGCCTCATCTTCAAATAGATTCGCAGGTGAATCAAACTCTGATTTGTCATAGTTCCAGTAGCCGTCTACTTTTCTAATCTTAATCTTAAAGTTTGCACCTTCGCCTCTTAAGTCAAAAGGATTAATAGCAGACTCATCTTCGAATGCTGGAGAGATAGCCTCTTTCAACATTTCAAAAATCTTCTTACCATATCGGTACTGAAATACCTTCCCTTCATTATCAGGATTCTTGGGGTCTGAAACTACAAAGATGTTAGAAACATAATGAAGCCTACGCTTCTGTTTTCTAGCCATTTCTTTGTTGGCTTCAATTCCTGTGTTCCACAACGATGTGTTGTATTCACTTACAGGGTCTTTTTTACCAATGGTAGTCAAAGACTTTTCGATATACCAACCACCTGGACCTTGGAAACCATGGTCGAAGTAAGATACCCATGGCATCTCATCTCCTTCTGGTGTTGGCAAGAAACGAACTACTGCATAACCATTACCACTCTTATCGAGTTCAGGTTTCCAGAAAGTATCGTCTCCGTAGGTTTTTTTATCACCTTGAGCTGGTGATGCAGACTCCATGGCCTGTCTGAGCTTATCTAACGATGTTGACATTGTATTCTCCTATTGTATTCATATCGCATTATATCAAAGACTCTAGGCCTTGACCTAGAATCCACTTATCTTCAACTTTAAATCGAGATAATAGTTCATTATACACGATTAAGTCAAATCCTTCAATGGGGTTTTTAAAATAAACCTTAATTTCAGGATACTCTTTATTTATGTGTTCCATAAGGCTCACAAATTGAGATTGTTGAATATCTAGTACGCCTGAATCATGTCTGTATTCATCAGCGTATGTGTAGTGGTCTTCTCGACCATATACATTGGCAGATTCATTAAACTGTAGTGAATCATAACCAACTAGACATATGTTTTTGTATCCATGGTGTACTGCATATCCTAATGCATATATTCCACAATACATGTTCTTGAGCAGTTCATTTTTATATATAACTATGTTATCTGCATAGGCCCGATTGTATCCAATCATATAGGACCTCGTCTCTTCACCAAACTCATAAGATGTTTCTCCTTGATACACAAATGCATCATCATCTGGAAGTCTCGTTTCGATTATTGTTCCTGGTAACCCTAGTTTCATCATGTCCCACATATCTATAGGGAGTTCATTCCACTCGGCGAAACACACCTTACCTTTCTTATAGTACTCTTCTTTTACACATTCATTCTGAGGAGATACATCTTGCACAAACACCATATCTGGTGAGTGTGTTCTGTATATCATATTCATTCCCCACCACTCAGATAAAGTATTAGGGTCTATGTTTTTTCTTGACGGACCATTACCCACTAAGTATAACATGTCTAAGTTGTCTTGCATAGTTTTATAAGTTTTTGTTTATAGGTGTTGATGTTATAATTCATAAATGACTTATACTTATCAATCTTGTTTATTGTATCTGGATATATCAGTGTTTCTGATATAAGATTATTCCATTTCTTACTGAATTCAGTCACATCATCTAGTATACACATTGTCTCTAGTGATATGTTCTTACCAAGGAACTGTTTGAGTAGATAGGGGTGTTGTCCGTTTGTTACAGTCAATACCTCTTGTATCGTTTTCTTCTTTAATAGATACATCATGTCTTGTTCAAACTGATAAGATAATCTCTGTTGTCTTTTCTTCCAATCTAAGTAGAGTTTCTTAGATTCATTTTCTAGTAAATCACCAACCCACGCATCTTTCAATGATAGGTTGGCAACATAGAAGTCAAGTAGTTCACTCTTATATGTTCTCGCCAGTTTGGCAAAGTGATACTTGTCTTTTCGTTTCATGAAGGATGGTAAGTCTGCCTTGACCTTACCATTGTATTTGATGAAGTCATACGATGCTGAATTAAAATGTAATTTAATTCCTAAGTATAACTGATAACTATCAAATCCTTCACGACTCGACATTACTTATTCACTATAATCTTTTTCTTCTTAGGTACTTGTATACCTGAAAATGCGGTCATATAAGCTTCTTTTACATCTTCGTTTGTCTCACAAACAAAAACATAACTATTAATTTGCATGTATTCAGGATCCACTTTACCTGTTACTGCAACCCCTTTAGCAAAACCCATGCCACCGTTAGGCGCTTGTACTATCATGCGTGGGTTGTCTAATCTGAGTCCTGTTTCTGACTCGGCGTATTTACCAATGTACTCACCACTCATGGTAACTACACTTACTAAATCTCCTGCTTTCATATTTTTCTCCTTAATAACGGAACCCATATGGGTTCTCATATGTTAATGCTTCAGGTATATCCTTTGCATCTCTTACTAACCAGTAAAAAACTATAAAGTTTAAGCCTGGTACTATAAAACCTAACTGCCACCAACCACTATGACCTCTGTCATGTAATCTTCTTGCTGTTAAACATATACTTTGTACAAGAGTTACAAGTGTCCATAACAATACTAACACTCCACTCTCTTTCATTTCTCCCCATGGTTCTAGTATACTAAAGAATGTAAATCCTAGTACATAGTTGTCCACTAGTGCAAGTAAACCAAATACAATCATGGCATACAATGTAAACCACCAGTACTCGGGTCTATCTGACCTTCCGTTAATATCTGTTGCTCTCGTGACCAACACCGTCTTCATTGTATCAATGAAGTGTTTAATTATATTCATATTTTCCTTTATGTTGATATAAAACTTTCAAGTGAACCACGACTTGCCTTCTCTCTGTTAATCAGTTTTAGTTTCTCTGCTTCAGCAGTCAACTTCTCCTTTAACGGAATAGAAAGTAATCGTTTAGCACCTTCTGGTTCTACATTATTATTCTCGCACACTCTAAGTATTGCACTCATTATGTCCGTCTTATTACCTACAAGTAATCTTTCTACTTGTTCTGTAAACTCTTTTCTACTTATCATTAAGACCGCCAAGACTAAAGTGGTATTCTGTCATACCCTTTCTGTCACTAAACCAATCTTCATATACATCCATAGTATCGGCTTCTGTTAATATTTCAAAGATAGCCTCACTCTTAAGTTGGCCATCGTATTCGCCTTGAAGTAATTCTGTATCTTCTTCTAATGAACCTGATTCGATATACTCGTGTACTTCGTCTTCGGTTACACCACACTCATTCAGCCATCCACTATCGATGTGTTTTTCTTTTTTCACATACACGGTATGGTCTTCCGTTACCGTCATTATTATATCACTCATAAACTTTCTCCAAATTTATTTTCTCTGAACCATAAATTAAATGCATACTTCTCGCCTTCTAATACAGGTAGACCTGCATGTTGCGATAGTATTTCTCGTTTATTGGTATCTGGTTCAACATTATACCATATAACGATTGTGCCTCTCTTTGGTTGAACATTAACTCCTAATCTATTGAATCCTGTTTCACCACCTTTCGGTACATCTCGTAAATAACCTAATACAGTTATCATTCTCTGACCCATTTGGCCCATATATAAATCATTGTATCCTTCGTCATTCTCATCAAAGGAGTCCCAATGATAATTGTATTCTTGTCCTTCTTTGTAATGTACAACCTGAAATGGTTCTGCATTCTCTAAAGGCATACGAACTGTATCTGAAATTCTATTTGCAACACCAAGTATAACATCGTTGGTGTGATGTGGCAACCAGGTATTTGAACCTGTTCGACCTTCATGTTTCATACCCTTGCCGTCTGGACTCGCAACCTTTGATGACTCTAAAGATGCAAGTGAATGTTGTAGAATGTGTTCGCATTCATATTCTGTCATAAAGTCGTGAACGATACTTATCATGTGAGTATCGTTATTAGAGATATTAATCATATGCCGTATAGATTCTTGTATTGTTCTCTTAGTTGATATAGTTCATCAACATAGTCTTGAGGTTGTGCCTCGAATATCTGGAAGGTATTCATACCTTCTACACCAACTATTGCAGTGATGTTGTCGACAGCGTGACCTGTCATCTCTTCTACCATGATTGCATATGCAGTCATTTGTATGTACCATGGTTTCGCCATGTATTCTTTTTTAATCTTAGAAGATGATTTAAAGTCTATAATAGATAACTCATTCTCCCATAGCCCTACGCAATCGACTCTACCTGCCATTCTCAATTCATTGGAGTAGAGAGGTGCCTCTAAGGCGATAGGTATAATTTCATCTAATACTGGTTGAACTGCCTTGAACATTCCTTCTTGTAGAATGTTTTCAAAGATTATTTCTTTCTTATCTTGTCTTAGATAGTCTTCTACATGTTGATGAAATTTAGTACCTCTGTTGGTTGCGGCCTTGGTAATCTTGTTCGCCTCTTCAGCGCCAACTCGTTCTCGCCACAACTTAATATGTTCTCTATTGAGAATGCCTGTGACTGTGGTGACTGATGGATACTTTATAGTACCTTCGCCGTCTGTATAGTATCTTTTACCATTCTCGTACATGGTACTAAGTTCTATACTCTCTAATTCATGCAGTTCGCATATCGGTGCTGTGTTCATAATTTACTTTCCTTTGTTTTGGAGTTTGATGTGTTTTCTAACGACCTCTCTGGTCTTAGATTCTTTGACACCCATACCATTGTATCTTTTGTCAACATCACTTCCTGGATATGCCTTACCTACATTTGATAAGACTTCTTTAAACCCACCGTCAATCTTAACTCTATCCCCTACGCCACCTGTGGTTGGGGGTGCAGTTAATATGACTTGTTTTAAGTGTGGGTTGTCTTTCTTGAATTGGTCGAGTACTTTATAGGACATGAATCGTTCTTCGATACATCCTGTCTCTGAGTTTTCGAAATCGTAACTAGGCATTTAACTGTTCCTCTACAATTTGTCTGACTTTCTTTTCACTGTACCAAAGGCCACTAAACAGTTGTTCTGTTCCGTCTTTCCATTGTACATAATATCTTTTGTAACCGTAAGGTCTTTCTGAGAAGATTCTAACTTCTCCATAATTTTCTACTAATAATCTCATAACATAAATTGTGGGACATCTCTTTTAGTCCACTTCGCAAAACTTTTCTTGTATTCTTTGTAGTATTTATGATACGCATCTATAGCGCTTTCTGCCTTGACATCATCTGGCATACACTGTGGTGGTTCTCGCCACACACCTAGTTTGCAGTTATCTGGTATGTTGTTTAGTAACTGTCTGAGTTTAGTATCTGTCATATGTGTTTTGCCGTAACGGTAAGTATACTCGTCACATAGATTGGTGAACATGTCATATGCATATTGATACTGTATTGCATTTTCACGAACCCATACAGTAGACGGATGATTGATATGAGATGCCTTGTATAAGATATCTTCTCTGTCATCAAGCATACGCCATCTCTGTAATCTACGACCATTCTTAGACAAACCATAATACGACTCGCCGTCTAACATACGATGTGCAGTAGATAACATCTGAGCGTATTCGATAATCATCTTAACTACATGTTTGTCGCAATGCAGTGTAGCGGATATATCTGGTTCTTTGTCTAAGTAAAATAAATTCATAGTGCTTTAATCTCTTCTAGGTACAGTTCAACTTTTTGCCACCCTAGATAACCTATAACATCTTGCGTGATAGGAGTATGGTAACACAACTCGTCATCACTGTCAAGTACCGCAAGTTCCCAAAGACCATCTTTTCCGCCATAAGAGAAATCATGTTTCACGACACTAGCGCCGTAACCATTTTCAAATTTATAAACATGTTGCACTCCTGTATCCATGTAATTAGTATCTATCAAATATTCTCTCATTGTTTTCTCCTTACTTGTAAAATATATGTTCGTTAATAACGACTGTTTCGTTTAGTGTTCCTGCCCAATACGGATTGACATACACATTATGATAGTGAGTCGCACCTTCTGTAATGTCAGGATAGAAACCATCTACGACATCTCTGGCAATCAATAGACACTCATCGAATGTCTTTGTATCTAAAGGTACATCTGATTTGCCATCGCAATACCAACTGAACTGACATTGATTAATCTTAGGGACTAGTTTGCCTTGCCAGTTCTCTCTTAACTTTGCATCATAGACTACGCCACAAATATCTGCTGGGTATGAGTAATGTTGTGTTCTATTCAATACAACATTTGCTACTGCAACTTTACCAGCGAGTGGTTGATTACCTGCCTCGAAGTAAATGTTTTGTGCAAGACAATACTCTGAACCATTTTCATCTGAGGCCATAACTTGCATACTCATAGCACCACATAGAAACCCTAAAAAGGCACCTAGTGTAAAACTTATATATCTCATTTTCATATTAACACCCACTCGTTGTATGTGCATATTCTTCTGAACAATCCTTTGTACCACATACACATGTATCTAACTCTAGTTCATC